CAAGTCCTGCATAAGTACCATATCCTTGAGCATCTGAACCAAGAAGACCACCAAAGAATCCTGCATTCTGACCACGTTGTTCTTGTTCAATCTGCGCTTTCATACCATAAGGCTGAAGTTCCATTTGAGCCGCACCTAATGCCGCTGCCGCACGAGCTTGCTCTGCATTGAGACCCATACCCATGAGGGATTGCTCAAGACCACTAATCCCCATACCTGACTGCAACGCTTGTGCTGCCATTTGTCCTAGTTGCTGTTGTTCACCAAAGGCTTGCTGACGTGCTCCTGCCGCTAACTGAGCTAATGTCTGTTGTTGTGCTCTTCCAAGTCCTAAAGCGTCTGGCTGAACCATACCTGCTCCACCACCAAGACCTTGTGACTCACCTGCTAGACGTAGACCTAAACGACCACCTCCAAACAAGCGATTCTGTAATTGTACTGCTTGTTGTTCAAAAGCAGGTTGTAACAGTGCGGCTTGTTCTCCGTACACTTCAGCGGCTCGTTGGCTTGGATCAAAAGAACCAAATTGCTCAAATAGTCCTTGAGCACCGCCTAAAGTAGTGCCTAAAAGATTTTGATACGGCTGAGAAAGCTCTGAATAAAACTGACCGTCGCCTGTGTATCCTGTTGTTCCTGTTGCTGTACGAACAGTATAAGGATTAAACCTAGCACCCGGAGCAAGTTCTCTAGCTCGTGCTACGGCTTCTCCTGCGGAACCAGAACCGCCCTTGCCGAACAGTCCACTTACTACGCTACCCATATCTATATATGCTCCGTTTTACATTGTCGATGCAATTTGCATCTGTTACAAACTTGTATCCTAATTGTTTAACAAACTTCTCTAACTTAGGATTGTCAACCAGACAGAAGAATGGTTGTCCTGCAATCATATTCAACATACCGTGTACTTGAGCAAACTCCTTAGCAATCTCAGGAGTCCATTTACGCACATCAGCATGAGTCCATATTTTATCTTCAAACCACTCGTAATAAATCGTGTATGCAGGTTGTATTGCTACTGGTGTTTTTATCAAGCAGTACGTTTCCACATATATGTAACAATGTATGGTTGTAAGTTGTTGTGGGCTGAACCACCACCTTGATAATCGGTGTAGTAACGCTTACCTGCCGCACCTGTGCCTTCATGGTTTGTCAATCCACTACCTGAAGATGTACCTGTACCATATTGTGTATGGTTTCCACCTAAGTGTCTGTGTGATGGAATTTCATCTAGTGTCAACGTATGCGTCTTAGCACCGCCAGTCTCTTCGACAGTATCAAAGTCTTCATCAGCCGCATCAATACCAACAAGTGTCTTACCTGTTGCGAATGCTTCCCATGTACCTCTACCTAATAATGTACCCGGATTAGTGGCAACCGTTGAAATATAAATGGAGCCTACAGGGTAGACAGTATCAACAATAGTGGCCGCAGTAGTTGCATTCGCTGTAATCTCTTGCTGTACAAATGCCGTGGTTGCTAGTTGCAGTGTGTTTGTTGTGCTTGCCGCTGTAGGTGCTGTAGGTGTTCCTGTGAATACAGGAGAGTTTATATCTGCTTTAGCATTAACTGCATTAGAGATTCTATTAAACTCGTCATCAAGCTCTGTACCTTTAATAATCTTAAGAGCGTTGCCTGTAGCTAAAGAATCTTTAGTGGCAAAATTGGTAGCCTTGTTGTACGTTGTACTCATTAGAGTGTCCTGCCTTGTTTAACGTATACATCAATTTTTTGAATAGACAAAGCAGAACCTTGCAAGTCTGCTTCAAAACCTAGTTGCATAACAGATCCTGATCCTCGTCCGGCTATCCTAAGTGTATCTACCAATGTACCGCCTGAGTATTCTGCCGTGTAATCTGATTGCCGTGTATACACTGTTGTCTCTGTACGAGAACCATCATCTTCATTATAGTAGAAGGTATCTGCATCAAGCCAGACAGTTAATGGAATTGAGTATGCATCTGAGGAAGTCAAGGAGAAATCAATTGTAACGTGATTACCTTCTCCATCGGTAACTGTATCTGCCCCTTGAGAGACTGCTGTTGTTCCTGCAACACCGTAGTCAACAGTACCGTACTCGTATACTGTACCGCCCTCAAGCGTCAGTGAGTTAGAATAATACTGGTCTTCATAATCAAAACCGGCTTTAACAAAGAAATTCTGATTTGTACCACCAATGACAGTGACTGCAAGTCGTTTAAGGATTTTAGTTACTGATGGACTACCTAAATCAAAGTAGTTGGTAAAATACACCATACGATAAGTCGATGCATTGTCAAGGTAACCAAAGTATCTAGCAAGACCATTGGTATCAGTCATGTAGATTTCACCGTCAAACCCAAGCCAATCAGTAAAGCCCATGTTGTCCCAAATAGTAACACGAGCAGAGCCATCTTCTAAGGGTGCTCTCATATCAAAACAATACACTGACTGTGTTGACGGGAAGGATAATAAATAAAACGCATTAGACTCTGAGTATGTAGATTTAATGTTGGCTTTGTTTTCACCTTCAATAAGCTGTACAATATCGTCACGCACGTTCTTTGACAGATCACGCATTGGTTGAGACTTCTCTTGAATAACTCGACCAAGACTACGTAACCCAGATTCAGATAAGAAAACAATATCTGTTCCTGTGTTTTGAATACTATCTCTGGCAATACAACCTACCCCTGAGATAACTTCGACTAACTGTAGTGCGGTAGGGTCTAAGTTGTAGTTTCCTCCAGACTGCGTTGAAACCCCGTCAGCAGGTGAGTCACCTAAGATAATAATGTTTTGTTTACAGAAGATAATCAATGCACCGTTGTGCGCTCCTAGCCCAGTAATCTCATCATTACCATAGACTAAAATACTGGAAATATCTAATGAGCCTGATGTACCCGAACCCCAATCTGTGCCGTCTAATAGATCAGACCAGTACACAGTTGTTTTGTCTGAGCTTGTACTGGCTACCCACAGGCGACCATACGCTGACAGTGCGACGTTTGCTTGTGGAGGTATGTCATGATACCAACTAACCGTAATCGTTCCAGTAGCAGGACTAGAAGTTGAATTATTAAGAGTATATTCATATTCATCAACGCTAGTTACAGTAATTGTAAACGTACCATTGTACTCTGTTTCATTTGCACCACTAATTGTCACTTCGTTGCCATCAGAAAAGCCATGCGATGTATGTGTTACTGTGGCTGTCGTAGAAGATGATGTAATTGTGACGGTAGCTGTACTTTCAGCCTGACTCATATCCCTAATTGTTTGGGTAGGTATGTCAAAGTATAATGGTTCATAACCTGCTTGGAACAAGAATGCCCGATCATTTAACGTGACAGCTTGCCAATTACCCTCACTAATTGTTTGAGTACCCGTGTATGGAACTTCAACAAGAGTTGCTCCGGTTTTAATATAAAAGGTATCATCAGACCAACATCCAAAACGCTCAACAGCATTTAAATCGACAAACCTATGCATACCTTTGAGATTAACCGTAGCGGCAGGATCAGTCTGAGCCGCATACTGCCAACCTTTTCTAGCACCTAAGCGTCCAAACTTATCAATCACACAGTTCTGTGCTTGTAATGCAAAGCCAGACTCAAGCGTAATACCAGACTCTTGGGTGTTTAATCCAAAGAAGCCCGGTGCGGCAATACTAGCTGACTGTAAAGGTGTAGCCATTTATGATGTCCAGATAATTTCTTCAGGATGCTTCGCTGAATCAAATGCAATTGCATCATTCAATACACGAGCCGCTGTAGCATATGCAGTATTAGCAGAAGCTCCGCCGTCTTCTCCACGCTCCTCTACTGCTTTAGCATATGCAAGCATTTGTACAGGCTTTGACGGAATTAATAAAACATCTGTTCCTGCAGTTAACTCTGCTTGAGGCATAATCACATTAAACCGCAAGTCGTATGCACCATTAGGAATAGGATATAAATCTACTTGCGTATCACCATCGCTAGAGATACCATTAAATGAGTAGTATCTAGGGGAACCATAAGCAGGAGTTTGATTCAAGAACCAGTTATTAAAATCACTTGCGGTACGATACGTCATAAAGAAGTTGCTAGTGTCATTCACAACATCCAATACTTTAAAACGATTCTGCGTACCATTAAGCTCGTAGTTAAATGTTCCAGATACAGTTGTTGCTGATAACGTAGTACGTAGACCTGACCAGTTCCAAGCGTTTTCTACTTCTTCTTTGGCATCGTTAACTAACACACCAATTAAAGTTGAATAAGCAGTTTCATTAACTGTTTCTACAGTACGCTCTCTTAAGCGTTTTAAAATGTTATTGATAAGGTCTAAATATGTCATAAGTGTACCTATGTACTAGCTAAAACTATTATAGCATACATTTGAACAAATGTCAAGTGCTACCATTTTTTACATGACCAATAACGAGCAGTTAGCTTACTTGGTGGGCTAGTGTCACACTTGTGTCTAGCCCTAAAGCTCTTACGTCTTGCAGGCTGGTCTTTCTTGATTGTCATGTTAGGATCACCAAAACGAATAGTCTTAGTCTTGTC